ACGTGGTTGCCGAATTGGATTCACGCGCAGCACATGAAAATGCGCTCGTTGTCGATGTTGCGAAAGCTATGAACATTTCTTCGACTTACGAAGAAGTTGCGGCGGGATCTACTCTTACTGTGAATTATCAGGAGACCGGAACAGTGGCCATGACCAACGCCATGATTCAAATTTCCGGCTACTGGGTCGAAACCGTTTAAAAATCATCTTCGGATGGTTTAGGGGGTCGTTCGTTGGGGTTGGCGGCGACTCCCCTTTTTTACAACCAACAACCAAGGGTTAAAAAATGGGAATGGTTACTAGCTCGCGCCGAGTGGCGCTAAAAAAGAAACAGCAGGCCAAGGGCACAGCGTTAAACGAAAAGCCTGAGCAAGAAGACGTGAAGCCAGTAAAGCCCGTCCCGAAGGCGTTAAAGAAGAAAAAGGATTAAGCACTTATGGCACTTACTTCCGCACAAAAAAACGATGTGGTTCGCCTGCTCGGCTGGCCTGGTAAGCTGCTGATAACGACTTCGACGCATTACAACTCTGTTGTTGCTTCACGCTTGGATAACCTCAACGCGGAAATCGAAGCTGATGTCATTACGCTGCTCACTCGCGTTGTTGGTCTCGACGTAAAGCTCGACGAGGCACTTGGCCGCGTGATGAGCACGAAAGTCGGCGACATCGAACTGAATCCCGAAGAAATGAACATTCTTCGCCGCGAAAGAAAACGCGTGCTCGTGGAACTCTCAGAGCTTCTCGACATTCCAATCGCTTCAAAGGGTGGAATCAACGTCGGCGTGGTGGTTTAAATGGCCTTGCGCTTTGCCGTTCGCGGTACACAACTAAATGCATGGTATGGCCCTGGCGGCGTTACTTCTTCACCATTTTCCAACCTTGGCTATGAAACAGTCGATGTTGTTGCAAACGCAAACCCTGGCGTTTTCGGTGGCTACTGCCTCGACATGACCCCAATTTCGGTCATCAAAGGCTTGATTTGGCCTGGTCGCGCAAATGTGTGCGTTGATGGCGCTACTTCATTTTCAGTTCTGGCGCGAATCGTACCAAACGCCACCGAGTCACCTTGGACATCCACCTATGGCATTATCGAAGTTGGCAACATGCGTGGCGGTTATGGCTACGGCTTTCGCGTGGGCACTACAAACGGCGGCAAAGTCTTCATGCAAGTTTCTGATGCCGCTGGAAACTTTAGCATTGTAGTTGGAACGACTACTCTAAGCACCACTGCCAATGTGCCTTTCGATTTAATGCTTACTTGGGATGGCACTACGACCGCGGGCGCTGTTAAAGTCTCAAAAGATGGCGTCGAGATTGACACCATGACAGCCCCGTTAGCTCTAGCATCACCTTATCGCAAACAAATTTACATGAGAGAAATCATCTCAGGATCGCTCAACGTAACGGCCTTTCAAAACTGCCAGTTAAACGAGCTTTTGCTTTGGGATTCCGTCGAAAATCACGTCTATGCAGCTCGCACGGGTTTTTGGTCAGTGGCTTCATTTGATGGCACAAGCTACACCGACCCAGGCATTGCTAACGTGCGCTCGGCTACTGGCTACACTTACGCAGGAGCCACACAGACCGGAACCTTGGCAGTTCCGACAGCAGGAAACGTGCGTTTAGGAACATCCGTCGATGCTGGCACAGGAACCTTGGATCTTCCTAGCGAAGCCAATGTTAAAACCGGCGTGACTTTCGATGGCGTTTCTAAAACTGGCACTTATACGGGTGCGGATCGATGGACCGACCCAGGTGTGGCAAACGTGCGCCTCGCGACAGGTTACACCGCCAACAACATTGCCAAAACAGGAACTCTTGATCTCCCCTCGGTTGCTAACGTGAAGCTGGCTATAAATTTTGATAACGCTACGAAAACCGGAACACTTGAGTCTACCGACCCAGGAATTGCAAACGTGCTCGATGGCACTTCGTACAAAATCGAGAGCGTGACAAAAGTTGGGACTCTCGAAGTTGATTCCACTGACCCAGGAATTGCTAACGTCAAAGACGGCGTTGAGTATGAGATTCTTGGCGTTGCTAAAGAAGGAACCTTGGTCTCCACAGATCCAGGAATCACCAACGTCAGAAACGGCATTCAGTACACGATTGAAAGCGTAAACAAGACCGGCACGTGGGGCAATGGCACAGGTAACGGCATCGTGGGCCAGCTCATTGCGAATCTTGATAATTTGCTGAGTGTTCGCGACGACATTGGCGCGGCCAAGAAAACCGTGAAAATCATGACGCGCACTTGGGATGGCGACTCGCTTGGCGAAGGAAATGCCGTCGAGACTTTGGTGCAAATGCTGCCGAGCCCGCAAATCGTCGAATTTGAGCACGACTTTGTTTTGAAGTCAGGCGGCTCCGTTCAGCAGGGCGACATCATGCTGAAGATGGTATCTAAACAAGGATACACAACTCAAGCGATGGTCGATTGTTCATCAAACGACCTTTTGGTCGAAAAGTTTTATGAAGTCGGCGGGTTTCTATATCAAGTGATTCATGTAACCGAGGGGTACGTCACTTGGAACATTCACTTGCGTAGGACTTCAGATCAGACGAGGTATTAGTGGCAGCGCGTGATTTTAAAGACAACGCCAATGCTCCGCAAATTCGCTTTGTGCGAATCAATGGCCGCGTCATCCCAATTGTGAATAAGCAAAAGGTAATGAAGGCCGCCCCACTTGTGGAGTCTCGTATTGATGAAATGACCTCACAGGTGCAAAGCGCCGAAGCCGGAAAAAGAAACGTCGGCAAAGATGAAAATGGAAACGTCGTAAAAAACTTCGGCACACAATCCACTTTCCCAGGCTTTTACGGCGCATTGGGATTCAGAAACAAAAATGATTTTTATAAGACCGTCATGCAGCGGCAATCAAAAAAGTTCGATAACCTGGCCGAGCAAGCGATTGATGATTTAAAAGGTGGCTACCAAACGCAAGACGGACGTGTGCCGCCGAATCGCGATTTCCGCGTTCTCACCAAGCAAACTTTCGATAATCGCGGTGTGACCTTTAGAAACATCAACGGGCGCGTTGTTCCCCTGCGCAACAAGCATGATGAGGTACCATTCTAATGGCTGAAGGCGTTCGCTTCATTCGCGTCCGTGGCCGAGTCGTGCCAGTGCGAGAAAAAGCAAAAAACCTAGCGAAAGTTGCAGTTGGTGCAACACTCCTCGGCGGGGCGGCTCATGTTGCTCAAAAGAAACTAGAGTCTCGTGGTGTGTCGATGCTGGTTATGAACGACATAGAGAGAGCTGGGCATAAAAAGTTTATTAAGGCGATGAAAGACGCCTATTTAAATCACACTCTGCCGCCACCGCCGTTAAGGTCCACCTATACGCAGAAACTCGCCAAGAGCTCCCGACTAATTAAATTGAGCAGGTACGCGGGCGGATTGAAAATCGCCGCTCTTTCTGTGGCAAGTGCTGCGGCCTCTGGCGCAATTGTTGGCTTCGCAATGTCAAAAAAAGGAAATAAATAAATGGCTGAAGGTGTACGTTTCGTAAGAGTCAATGGGCGCGTGGTGCCATTGAAAGGTAAAGGAAGTGCTCCACAAGGGACATCAAAGCGTTATGGGGCTAAACGTGAAATCACAAAAACGAAGCAAATTGGCGTAGGAAAAGGGGCTGCGGCTGGCGCGTTGGCTGGGATTGCGGCGACATGGAAAAACCCAAATCCAAAAATGGCATTAAAAGCGACTTTACTTGGCGCTCTTGGTGGGGCCGCTCTTGGTTCAATCAAGGTCATGAAAAAAGGCAAGGGCGAATCAAATAAACAAGTGGCAAAGAGAATAACAGGAGAAAAAGTCAAGTCTAAGCTCCAAAAGACTGGCGTATAGATGCCGTCAAAAGTCGTCAACATGCAAGACCTGGCAAAAGAGCTCGGCGCATATAGCGAGAAGCACATTGCGGAGCTGAAGCAAGCGACGCTTTTGGGCATTGCTCGCTCTGTGCCGGATCTTGTGGCGGCCTCGCCTGTTGACACTGGTCTCTATGCTGCGAGCTGGGATTTTAGCGAAACGGAATTCGGTGCAGTCTTAGGCAACACGGCCCCACATGCTGCATTTATCGAATACGGCACTAGAGCTGGGACTTGGGTACCGATCCGCCCCTTGCTTCAGTGGGCCAAGCGCGTGCTGCAAGATCCTTCACAGCCGCCCGACTACTCTTCGGCGGTTTGGGGGCTGGCTAAGTACACGCAACAAAAGATCCACGACCAAGGGCAAATGCCTAAACACATTATGCTCAACATGATTCCAAGAATAATCGACTACATCAAAGCGGAGTACCTCAAACGTGGCGAATGATTTTACCAAAGCCTTAATCAAAAGCCTGGGCGCTCACTTTGACAGCGAAATCGCCTCACTTGAGCAAGTGGTCGAAGGGTTCCCAGCGGCTAACGTGCAACTGAAATACCCTTCACTTTCCATCGATTTTAAAGGTGCGCCAAACTTCACCCCATGCACCCCATATATTTTTGTTCAGGGTGCAACTGACGATAGTGACCCAGAGGATATTTTCGCAAGTTTGCAATGGGTCATCGGGCAATTTGATTGTGAGTTACAACTAGATTTTTGGTGCCGGACGAAAGAAGAAAGGCACGTGATGTTTACAAACGTCATGAATGTGATGAGCGGTGGATTTCCCGTGCATGGTCTTTCGCTAACTTTGGCCGATTACTTTGATGCGATTGCAAGATTTGATTTAGTTAGCGTGAACTACGAGGACAGTGAGATCAGCTCACAACGTAAAGAGTGGCGCTTGATTGTGTCGCTAACTTCGCATTGTCACGCAATTCGCGAATCGGTCGAGAACATTATTGAAACTGTTGAGACAACGGTCGAGATCGTTGCTCAGTCCACAAATATTGAGGAGAGCTAATGGCAATTTATCGAAGCACGAATCCGACTGAGTTTGATGATGTCGATGGCATTATCATAAACGAAACCGCACCCGCGCCTAACATTTCAGGCGTCGAGGCAAACGTCGCAATTCTGGTTGGTCAATTTGAGCGCGGACTTGCTCCGCTGGCTGAAGTTGGTTCAATCGGTGAGTTGCATGAAGTTTACGGCGCTGACCCTGATTTTGAGGGCAACAAGGCGTTGAAGAACAAAAAGTTCGGTCGCCTGCGAATTGCTCGCGTAATTGCTGCTGACGGTGTAGTTGCAACTAAAGCCTTTCAATCAAGTACAACTGATCGCATTACTTTTTCTGCGAAACAAGGCAAAGGCGCATACGGCAACGGCATTACTGTTACCATTGCAACGGGCACCAATGTTGGAAAAAAATATACAATTGCAGACACCAATTCGACCGCAGTTTTGCCGGTTGAAGTTTACGACGATGTTGAAATTGCTGACATCACATCGAGCACGTTTGCCGCTTCAAAACTTATCACAGCCGTTGTTAACTCTACTGCTGCCGAACCAACAAACGCCGCGGCCACTGCCCTAGCTACTGGTTCAGACGGTACAATTGTAAATGGTGACTATGAAGATGCAATTGCAGAATGCGAAGTCGAAGGCGCTGGAAACTTCCTTTTCCTAGACGTTTACAACGACACACGAAACGGCTACCTCGAAGCCCACGCCGCAGCGACCGCCGACAAAATGGTGATCATTGCTGGCGCAGAGAGCGACACTGTCGCCAATGCAATCACTGATGTTGCTGACTACCGCGACACTGAAGGCCGCATTATATACGCTTACCCATGGGTGCAAACTGTCATCGGTGGCGCTAACGTGTATCAATCGCCCGCGAGCTGGTACGCTTCGATATTGTCGCAAAGTGCGCCGCATATCGATCCGGCATATGTTTCTAACTCGCAGTATCTTGGCGGCATCACAGGTCTAAAACTGAACCTGTCACGCGCTAACTACATTGCGCTTAAAGATGCTGGAATCTCTGCTTTTGAATATGATTCCGACATCGGCTTTAAAGTGAAATCCGGCGTTGTGACTCAGATTTCTAACAGCTCGAAAATCATGGTTATGCGCCGACGCATGGCTGACTATCTTGCCGTGTCGATTGCGAAGTATCTGAAAAACTATCAGAACGCGCCGAACACTTTGCAAAATCGTTCAGAAGTGAAAGCCGCGATTGTTCGCTGGGATAACGAGCAAGAAAACTCTGGCATTTTGCCGAAGAATTCCGAAGTTGCAAGCGGTCTTGCGAAGCTCATCGACACCGAGTCGTTGAACACAGACGCGTCGATTGCTGCGGGTTTCTTTAAGGTTCTTTACAAACGCCGCATTTACAGCTCGATGCGTTTCATCGTATTGCAGGCGGAAATTGGCGAGTCGGTCGTTGTCACTGAAGGAGAAGCATAATGTCAGCATCAATTCGCGGTCATCAGGGTGTTATCAAGATTTTCAAAGCCGGTGCGCAAACTGGCCTGGTTCATATCTCTTCGGTTGATGTTAACCAAGAATCTTCGTTTTCACGCAGTTTCTACGTCGGCGCTCAGTACGGCGAAGGCGATCAGGCAATCGAAGGCTGGTCGGGCTCGATGGAATTGGAAGTAAAAGACGCATCGGTTGATGAATTCATCGACGCGCTTGTAACCAATAACCTAAACGGGATTGGTGTAGAAGAAATCACAGTTCTTCTCACTGAGAACTACCCGAACGGACAAACCAAGTCCTACGTTTATTTTGATTGTCAGTTCAAAATGAGCAAAAAGGCCGGTGGCCTGAAAGAGAAAATGACCAAGCGTTTGGAATTCCAAGCTGCTGGCCGCCTTCCTCTGTAATTTAAAAAAACCGACAAGGCATCATTCGTCGGACTGGCGCGGGGGAAACTTCGCGCCTTTTTATTTTAGACGATAATCAAAGCATAAGGAGACACAACCCCATGTCACAGGAATTCGTTCATAAAGTTGTTCTAGGTTCTGGAAAAGAAGTTTTGCTTCGAGATTTCAAAATCAAGCATCAGGAAATGGCGATTCAAGCCGTCGCAAAACGTGCAGGCGACAATCAGCTGGTTCTTGGCGCACTCATGCAAGGCGAGTTGATTAAGATTCTTGTCGTGCAAGTAGACGGCAAGGACATGCGCCCGATGGAGCTTGAGAATCTGGACAACATTTTTTCTTATCAAGAATATTCGCAGCTTTGTAAGGCATTGGCGAAAGTCATGGGCGTTGATGACGGTGAAGATTTTTTGCAAAAGTGCCAGATCGAAGTCGTGCCCTTTGGAAACAAATGACTTGGATCTGTCGATATACGTCGATGCGACCCGATGACGTTTTAAATATGTCACCTTGGCAATTCCAAGTTGTGACCGAGCACTTGCTTGAGATTATTCAAGCGGAGTCGGGAAAAGAGGTCTGAGCATGTCGGTTCAGCAGCAGGTTTTCAATGTTCTGACAGAGTTTCGTTTTGATATTGGCCACGCTGTTGCTGATTCAAGAACATTGCAGACTCATGTTGAACGGCTCTCGACCGCTGCCGATGATGCTCTGACTTCGTTTCAACGCCTATCGATGGGAATCGTTGCACAAATGGGCCTGGGCGCTGGGGGAATCCTCGGAGCCCTAGGCGCCGCGGTCAAGTCTTCGGATGAGTTTACCAAGTCACAGCTCGCGCTTTCTAACATCATGATGGCGAACATTGGAAAAGCTCTTTCCTTTGAAGATGCAATGATGAGCTCGGCGTCGGTGATGGAAGACATCAGAAAAAAAGCCTCTGAGTTTTCTCTACCTGCTGGCGAAATGGTCAACATGACCAAGCTAGTGGGCGCTAATCTTCTCAATCACGGGATGGATGACACTTCTTTCAAAAAGTCCATAGATCTATCGCGCCAGTTTTTAAAGTCAGCTCCGATTTTGGGAGTTGATGCGGGTCTAGCCACAGGGCAATTGATGGACACCATTGGGGGCCGAGTGAACGGCGGAGACACTCTCTACCAACGCCTTACAAATGAAACTAGCGCGATGAAGCCATTTGCTGGCAATACGCAAAAATTCAATGCGCTGACGCCTGAAAAACGTCTTCAGACTTTGACTGCCGCTCTCGCGCAATTCTCAAGCAACACGAAAGTCGTTGAGGCCAATGCTCGCACGCTCACCGCCGAAATGCGCCGCTTAGCGGAAGCCATAAAAGGCCCCTTCTCGGTTTTGAGGCCGATTGGTGACGCAATCTTGGGCTTTGTGCTGCCAGCTTTTCACAAGCTAAATAACTTCTTGGATAACGAAGGCCGCACGATTGCCTTGCGCTTGGGTCAAATGATTCAGGGATTTGTTGGGGATCTTCCGCAATTGATCGCTGTTTTTATGCAAGTTAGATCATTGTCGAGCGACATAAAACTTGCGGCCACGATAATGTCGTGGGTTAGCGGTCTTCACGCGCTGAACTGGATACTCACCACACTTGGAATTCGCATTCCGTTTGTATCTGCAGCATTGGCCGCTCTTTCTGGAGTAATCCACGTGCTCGAAGGTAGCGCATGGAGTGCCGTCAAGAGTCTTCTGACATTTGATGTGGCTAAATTGATACCAAGTGGTGCGATGTTCGGAAAAATCGGCGGCTGGATCAGCGCGGGATTTACCACACTTCTGTCGGGTGGTTTTTGGACCAAATTGTGGAGCGGCGCCAGTATTGCGTTTAAATTTGCAAATGCCGCGACTGTGTTTATTTCTCGCATCCTTGTCCCGCTTGGCGTATTAGTGGCCGTTTTCCAACTCTTTAGTCGGGCATTTGCGTATGCGAAGTTTTCCGCAGCCGAACGCTTTGCCAACTCTCTACCGAAGATCAGCGAAGCGTTTGCGAAGTTTGGCATCATCTTCGGAATGCTCGACAAGCCATTTGATGCCGTGGCAAGAATACTCGGCACGTTCCTTGATCCCACTTTGTTTATGGGCTCAATCGATTTACTGCAAATGCTCGGTGACGTGCTCAACTGGCTTGCTGATAAAATCATTCAAGCAATTGCGGGCTTTCAAGGCTTGATGTTCGCTATCATGCAAACATTTATCAATGTCGCAAATGATATGGCCTCCTTCATTCCAGGCATGGGCAATGACAAATTCGGCAAATCGATGCCAGTAAATGAAGCATTCAACGCTGGAATAGATGACATCCTTGAGAAGTATTTTAAAGGTCTTGAGGACGGCAAGGCAGCCGTGCAAATGCAAACTACAATCAACGGTGGCATTCGCATAGAAAACCAGTTCAAAGAAAACATGGAGCCCGACCGCATCGCATTTAGCTTAAAAGAGCAACTGATGAAAGCCGCGGCCAACCCAACGCAAGCGCAAGGACAAACTTTCCGCAAAGCAGGGATTAACTAATGGGACTTGATAGCGCCTCGAAGTCATTTCAAAACGCCGTGCAAAACCCTTTGAAAAAAAAGCTCAAGCCATCAGTGCGGGGGCAAGATTTCCCCGAAGGATTTCGCTTTGAAGAAGTCACTGGCCCAATGGAGGAAGTGACGCTTGCTGGCTCGTGGATGCCAAAGGTTCCCTTTACGTTTGGTGGCGAGCAAAAGGTCATCAAGCAATTTTACCCAGGCAATTCAGAACCTACTATGCATGTTGTGGGCTCTGAAGAAACTGACGTGACCATCAATGGCCGCTTCCATGACAAAAAATTCCAGTCCGATGCGTACTATGGCGCTTCAACAGAAATGCAACAGCTTATCGAATCGATTCGCTTGCGTGGGAACGTCTTGCGCATTCGCTTGGGCGAGTGGCAACGCTACGGGTTTCTGACCAACGCACAGTTTGACATGAAAAAGCTGAGTGACGTTGAGTACAAGCTCACCTTCTCAATCATTGGCTTTAATTTACCGAAAAACTACCGCACACTTGAGACACAAAACTCAATTCCATTTGAAATCAACAAGCAACTAACAGATGGGGCTGCGGCTTTACTTCTCGCACAAAGCTCTATTCCTTCCGATATACCACAATCTTTATTTAATGCTATCAGTGAGCTAATTAGTGAAGTAGCCGGAGCGATTACCGCACTGACTTCTTTTGTTGATACTGTTTTATCAGTTGTGAAAGAACTCGCCGCCACAATCAGCAAAGTTTTGGGCTTGATCCGACATGCGATTAACTTAGTGCAACGGTATAAGATTGAAATGGGAAAAATTGCTTTCAATCTGAATCAATCGGCGACTTTTTCCGCAGGATCTGGCGCAGGAAGCACAGCCGCAACGACGGCAGTTAATCCAATTATTGCGCAACAACGCGCACAGGCGTTTCTATCGAACTCCATTTCATCAATGAGTGACCTTGCAAAGATCCTGGCTGAAATGCAACAACGCTTTCGCGCTATGCAGGAGACTACCCCACTCACTCGCTACCGCGTGGTTGATGGAGACTCACTCCAAAAAATTTCTGGGCGCTTCTATTCAAACGCGGATCATTGGAAAAAGATTTATGACCACAATAAACTCACGAGCACAGTTTTAGTCAGTGGCTCAGTTTTAGAGATTCCAAAAATATGAGCGACGAGGCAGAGGACTCCCCTCTTCCTGGTCGTGAAATCATTCATATTATCCCGTATTACGATTTGGTCGAACACTATGAAAGCCCGAGCTGCATTTGCGAGCCCGTGCGCGAAGTGAAAGACCCAAACAATGAAAACGAAGTTTGGGTTCACCGAATCATTCGCGAAGTCATTCAGTGATAACCGGAGCAACTGATGTCATTTTTCTACCCACAGGCCGCAATTGAACTAAGGGTCATTTGGGAAGATTTCGACCCAAAGTCATCGGCTAAAACTGCGAAGGTTTCGACATTCTCGGTTACGCCGAAAAGTGTTTCGGTAACGATCAACGATTATCACACAGCCGACACTTTTAATTGCGAAGTGGATTACAAAGATTTTCCTTTTGACCCGCGCTGCATTCGTGCCTTGGGTGTCACCATTTACATTCAAGATGTAAAAAAGCTTTTTGAAGACGATGGCAGCCAGAAGAAAATCGCTCCAGCTAGAAGTAATACGGTTTTCATTGGCTTCGCTGATGAGGAGTCTATAAGTCTAAACGACTCGGCCCGCACCGTGCGGTTTGAGGGAAGAGACTTCACAGCCTTGCTTATCGATGCGCAATTTCCAGAGGCCACCGTTGACACTGGAAAACCTCTTGATCAAATCGTGCAAAATATATTGAAAAGCCTCAAGGCCACCGAAGACCTGTCAGTCGATAATCGCACAGGCGAAAGTCTGCCAACGCTTGCCAGTTTTGCGCCAGATTTTCAGCCACTAGGGAAAAAAACCAATGTTAAACAGGGCTCATCGTATTGGTCAGTCATTGAAAACTTAGTGTCACGCGCTGGGCTTATTGCATTTGTTGAGATCGACAAACTTGTGATTTCAAAGCCTCGAAACGTGTACCGCGATGTTGCTAATTATGAATTTATTTATGGCAAAAACCTAAAGAGTCTTGATTTCAAGAGAAACATCGGCAGAAAAAAAGGCATCAATATTTTGGTGCGTTCGATGAACCTAAGAACCAAAGAAGTCATCGAGGCAAAAATTCCACTTGAAGCGACCGACTCTTGGATTTTGCACATGGGCATTCCTAAAGCTGAAGTGAAAGTTCAAAAGCTCGACGGCAAAGGGAAGATTGAGGAGAAGGTTGCCGATTACTCGGCCTTTCGCGTGGCCGATGTTAATAGCAAAGAACAACTCATTAAAATCGGTGAAGGCATCTTTGAGGAGATCGGGCGTCAGCAACTCGAAGGATCGCTTGAAACAAAGGAAATGATTTCTCTTCAAGGTAACGCCGACAATCCGGTTACTTTTGACATCACCAAGATCAGAAACGGCACGCCTGTCAGAATTGAAATCGATCAAGATGACATGAAAGAAATTTCTCGGCAAAAAAGCACGGCGACCCGTGTGCAGTATTTAACCGCAAGAGGTTATGACAGAAAAGTGGCCGAGTCGTTAGCTGGGAGCATGGGGAAGTTTTCTCCGGTGTTCTACACCAAGGAAGTCACTTTTTCCGTGGATCACAACGACGGGTTTTCAATGAAGCTGTCGTTCTTAAACTTTATTCGGATGACTGAGAAAAGTCTGGGGAAATAATGCCAGTCGGTAACGAGCTTGAAATGTTGCGCGAGCTACTAAGTGACAATGCAATTCACATTGCCATCGGCAAAATCACGGGTCTAGAGCTGGCCTCTGACCGCTCAGTTCTTCGCGTGAAGGTTGCCATGTTGCCGGAAAACCGCGAAGTCGTGGCCCGCATGACCTGGGAGCAAGTGGGGCCAGAAAGCGGCATCTTTGGCTTTCCTGTCGTTGGTGACTTGGTACTGCTCGCCATTGCTGAGGCAGACATCAATCAAATTTTCGTGATTAAGCGCATGACATCGAAAGAGGACAAGATTCCGCTGCAAGCGGTTGACGGTTCTACGGTAATCCGAGCTTTGGCCGGCAAAAAAACGCATGTGATTTCCGATGAGGCGATTTTGCTTGGCCGCGGTGGCGAAACCGATCCAGACGAGCCTCTAGTTTTGGGCAATGTTTTCGCGGAAGCGTATTCATCAGATTTACAGGCAACGGCACAGCATAAGCACATCGGAAATCTTGGTTACTACACCACAGTTCCCGACAACGCATCGACGTTTGTTTCTCTAAAGGCCAGTCCGGTCGATGATGAAGAGATGCTTTCAGACATATCAATGACGGAGAAGTAAATGCCTCTTTCGGCGGCTGGTCTTGGGACAAAAATCAAAGATGAGATCATAGCGGCTCTTGGCACACCTGCCGACTCTACGCAGCTCACGACGTTTTGTAACGCCGTAGGAAAAGCCGTTGTTGATTACGTCCAAGCCAACGCCGTGGTGACTTCTACGGGCACAGTGACGAGCGGCGCAGGCTTAGGCGGCTCAGTCACAGCCACGGGAACGGTGGGCTGATGTCGTCACTTGATGAGCTGCTACTCACAGACATTAAGCACTCAAGCGACTTTATGCAGGCCAGTGGCTCGGGTGACATTAGTTTGGTGAGTGGTCTTGATAATGTGACCGATGCGCTTTTGCGTCGTTTGGTGACTGAGCCAGGGGCCTTTATTCATCGCCCAGAGTACGGGGTCGGCATTAAGCGATTTCAAAATGCTCCTGGAACACTTGCGACAAAAAGAGAGCTTGCGACGCGGATCACGAAAAACTTTGAAAGTGACCCAAGAGTCGAAAGCGTTCTCGGTGTCACGGTGATCAACGACGACTACACGCCTGAGAAGTTTACCATCATTGTGCGCGTAAAAATCATTGGTTACGGCGAGCGGGCCATGACCTTCACCCCGTTTGGAGAACTTCCCTAATGGCTTACAGATCACGCCAAGAGCTTTACGACATTATCAAGCAAGAGCTACAAGCCTCAAACTCGGCATTAACCGATTTCGTCGAGGGATCGATTCTCGACGGTTTAACCGGCGCTCTCTCTACGGGGCTGTCGGAAGTGATGGATTTGGTCATCACGAATTTCAATAAAACATTTTTTGACCTAGCGAACGGCCCCGAGGTCACGGGCGCGGCTGACGACCTTCAGACCCTCGCCGTCGATCACTTTGGCAGTGCGTTTGCTCGTCCTGCTGCGACTAAAGCAGTTGGGGAAGTGACTTTTTCTCGCGCTAATGACGATGCAGGTGATTGCACGATTCCTGCGGGAACTGTGGTCTCGACTGCTACCGACTCGGCTGGAAACTCACAAAGTTTTGTGACGGACTCCGAGGTGGTAATGACTGCGACTTCCATCAATGCCTCGGTGGAGGCTTCGACGGCTGGCATTGCTGGCAATGTGGTTGCTGACTCGATCATTGTGATTGATTCTACTTTGACCGACCCTTCGATTATCGTCACTAATGACGATGCAATGGCGGGCGGGGCTGCTGAAGAAGACGACGCGACTTATCGGCAAACAATTAAAAACCTGATCAACCAACTCAAAGGTGCGACCGCCGCGGCGATTGAATCTAAAGCCCTCACGGTGAGCGGCATTGTGTTTGCTGACGCGATTGAAGAAAAGGTTTCTGTTATCGAGTACGACACCGCAAACGACGCAACGGTGGGCACTTACTTCAACATTCCACGCTCTAAACTCTACGTGGCCGACGCAAACGGCGAAGCCAATGCGGCCCTAGTGGCGCTCGTACAAACTGCAATTGAACTGGTTCGAGCTTGTGGTGTGCAAATTACTGTTGTCGGAGCAACTGCAAGCGAAGTTGATTGGACTGCCACTGTTACACTGAATCCAGGTGGACCACACTACGCGACTCTTGGCACTGATCTTTCAATGATCACAGACGCCATGGAAACTTACATCAACTCGATTGCGATTGGCTCAGGATTTAATAAAACCACTGCCAACGCGGCCATGCTCGCCATGTGGGGGCCTGACGGAAGTGACGACATCACGGCATTTTCGACTTCTATACCTGCCGCCTCGATTGCTGGCGCTGTTGGTGTGAAGCTCATACCCGGAACGATTGAGTTAGAATGATGACGAAGCAACAATGGTACGACAGACTTAAAACTTTTCTACCGCAGTGGTTTTTTGAAACGGAAGACTATCAAAAAGCCGTTTTCATGGGCATTGCCGCTGGCCTTGCCGATGCGGATACGGAAAACCAAGAAACTATTGATGCGACTTACCTCACCCGTGCCGATGGCATTATGCTCGACGCGCACGGATCTGAGCGAAGCACTCTTCGATATGATGAAGATGAAACAGACTCGCAATATTCGCCACGTGTGCAACTGATCACGAATCACTCAAATAAAGCAGATTTGACCGAGTTAATCGATTCTCTTTTGCTGATTCCAGGTTGTGAAATTCACGAAGCGCCGATGGATTCACCTTATTGCTCGCGAGCCTCTTATGCTTCTCGCAATGATATTTTCATGGAAATGGCGAGAAACTATTTTCTCGTCGTGGCACCTCGGCAGGTTCACGCGCCTTACTCGTTTGCAACAAGAGAAGTTTATAGTGATCGCGAGAATTTTGCGGGTTCCTTGAATGTGACGACAAGTATCTTTAACACTGTTGTCGCTGCGGTTAACGCGGCCAAAGCCTTCGGCGTTATGTGGGGCATGATTGAAGACAACTAAAGGGAGTTTATAATGCCAAGAAAACAGTGGAATGATGGAATGGAACTTGTGCAGGACGATTTTTCTTCGGCCTCTTCCGTTCTCGAAATGGAACTTTACGACCGATTAGTTTATGAGCTGATGAATCGGCAGCAAGACCTTTGCTTCGGCGACAGCTTCAAAGCGTCATACGTTAGCGCATTGGTCTCTGAGGTTGCTTTAGGAAACGGCGTTTACTTCGACAACACGCAAGTCTCACCTGAGCCAATGACAAGGCTTCTCTATCTCGAAGCGGCTGAACAACTGAATCACACGGCAGCCCATGCCACATACAATCGAATCGATGTGATTTGTGTCGAAGCAGTTCGCGCTACGACTGTGACGGAATCGCGTAACTTTAAAAATGCCTCGACTGGCGTCGTCACTCCTATATCGATGGATGTTCAAACGGATTGGGTGAGCGAGTTTAGCGTGGTTGCTGGAACGCCCTCGGGATCTCCGGCTGTGCCAGCCACTCCGGCTGGTAAAATGGCAATTGCGCAAGTGCTCGTGACTGCGGTCTCTGGCATTTCAGGTGCTGGCGCTTATACCGACGTTCGCACACGCTACAAAAAGCCCTCTGGCTGGGCCAATGTTGTGACCAAATCGGCGGCCTACACGGTTGACGTGGACGATGAGACAATACTTATTAACGGCGCTTACACGATGACCCTGCCGACTGCTGCGAGTTGCTATGATTCGACGACTGGGGTCGCGAAAATCTACACGTTCATTAAAATCGACGCTGGATCAGCTTCCACTATTGCAGCAAGTGGCGCTGAAACGATCTCGGGCGAATCTTCGCAATCAATTGATAATCGCTACACGACTTTACGACTCACAACCAACGGAACCGCCTGGTACCTGATCTAAACACGGGGGATTTGATGAATAAGATTTTCACGTTCTTTATTACGCTGCTTTTAGCAGTGCCAGCTTTGGCCGGACAAGAAACCGGAGCAGCAAATCAGGTTATGCGAGTTCCTTCGGGCGGCGGTCGGCCAAAATTTGGTGCGGTTGACCTAAGTGCTGCGGCGGCAGTCACGAACGAATTGCCAGCAACAAAAGGCGGCACGGGTTTATCTTCTGGGACTTCGGGCGGTGTGCCTTATTTCTCAAGCTCAACGGCGATGACTTCGAGCGCGGCACTTGCGCAATATGGCGTTGTTCTTGGTGGTGGTGCTGGGGCGGCTCCTGCAACTCTGGCGGCGGGTTCTACGCCTGGCCATGTGCTAACAAGCACAGGATCAAGCTCAAACCCAAGTTGGCAAGCGCCTTTGAAAATACGCCCGTATGTAACTACTGTAACCGCTACGGGGGCCGGAACTTATTATAAGTTTTATGCTTTTGTTATAAGCGCAGGATCTGCAACGGCTGGAGCAACCTACACAAATAACGCTGTAACATTTACCGTAGGGTCAACCGTAGCAAGTGGCACTTTAATTTATATGTCTGGCTCGGGTGATCCAGCCTCAAGCGGAACACTCACGAAGTCAGCAGGTACAGGCGATTCAACTTTAACATTTTCAAAATTTGTCTCGCCTAATCACCTAATGGTTAGACTCACAGGAGGCGGCGGCGGTGGCGGCGGCGCTGGAACTGGTGGCGGCGGCGCTACTGGATCAGCCGGAACGGATTCGACTTTTGGATCGTCTCTTATAACTTCGTATGGAGGCGCGGGCGGAAGCGGCGCAAGCGGCACGGGGGGCGGAGGTGGATCTGCTAGCATTAGCTCACCGGCTATTGCCATAATTAGCTATGGCGGCGGCCAAGGCGGCGGCGGAAGTTTTTCAAACAGCTCTGATGGCTATTTTCCAGGTGGACGCGGCGGCGCCAATCCGTTGGCTGATGGTGGGGCTAATGGCGGCTGGGGCAGCTCTGGACAGGGAGGCGCAAGAGGTTCGGGCGGCGGTGGCGGTGGATCAAACGGAAATGCGAATCATTATACAGGTTGTGGTGGCGGCAGTGGCGGATTTGCCCAAGCGATAGTCCCAGACCCGTCAAATTCATATTCATATTCGATTGGTTCCGGCGGCGGCGGTGGTACGGGTTCGATAACGAACGGCGGCCAAGGCGGAAACGGCATTCTGATAGTAGAAAGCGTTTATTACTAAGACAGAGGCACAAATGACAAAAGTTTTCTTTGCTCTCTTAATCGCAGTCGGTCTTTCCGGCTGCGCTTCTCGGCCCAACATTCAGCTTAATTGCGAAAACGTGGGTGGACCGGTTTATAAGTGTGATCCTTGCCCATTCTATCAACAGTGTTCGAGGTTCCACTAAATGACAATCGACATCCCAATAATAGGCTACGTTCTCAATGCGATGGTGGCACTTGTGGGTTTTTTTGCGGTGATGACCCTAAAAGACATTAAAGTGTCGATTGATCGCACGCAAAAGTCGCTCGAAGAACTCAACATCAAAGTGGCAACGGTGATCGAGAAGACTTCAAATCATGACAAACTTTTAGATTCGCACTCCGAACGCATAATGCACCTAGAAAAATCGGTCTGATTTTAAGATTCAATCACCGCAGCGATAATATTGGCCTCACCAATGAGGTCAAAAAATGAAGTCCACGATTTTAGTCTTTTTTACGCTACTAATTGCCGCCGCCTGCTCGACTCTAAAAAAGCCCGAGCCCATTCCGCCCGCTCCACCCATTAAGCTTGTATGGGAAGAATCAAAGCCAGAAAGAGCGGCCTGGTCAAAAATTGTAACCAAAAATATAGAGGCCAATTTTGCCGATTACGCCAAGGCGAAGGACGCTGGACTCTATTGCACGAAGTTTGCGGCACTTAATCACCAACAGCAGGTAGCCGTTTTCTCTCAGCTCATTGTCGCTATTTCAAAGTTTGAATCTAGTTGGAATCCAAAAGCCGGAATGGTTGAGACAGCTATGGGAACAGATCCGGTAACGGGCGCTCAGGTTGTCTCATCGGGCCTTTTGCAATTGTCGTATCAGGACGGACCCAACTGGAAGACGAAAGCGCCAGCATGTTCAGCCCTAAACTTTGCCAAGAAAAACATAAACGACGTTGAGCTAAACCTAACTTGTGGAATTCAAATCCTCGCCCGCCTGATCGCAAGAGACGGCACGATTTCAAGCCCAACGGCAAGGAAAGTGGCCGGTGGCCGCTACTGGTCGGTTCTTTGGCCGGACAAGCGCCAGGGGCAAATCAAGGCCATTGTTCAAAAACTTCCATTCTGTAACTAAATTTCGATTCGAGACGAACACTATAAACAGGGGGTAATTACTATGATGGAAATTCTAAACTGGATCTTGCTCAACGGGATGAACATGCTTTCGGCAGTGATTGCCGTTTTAACTTCGCTTGTCGTGCTTTGCATGATGATTCCTGGCGAGCAGCCCGAGAAGTTTTTGCAGTCTGTTGTGGACCTTTTGACGAAGTTCTCGCGCAAATAAGCAGGTGACACATGCCAGTCTTTAAATGGATTTCGGTCGTGGTGAAAATCCTCGACCTTTTGACTAAATTTGTCGATTGGCTCACCAAGCTCGCAAACGAGAGCGCAGCCAAGAAAGCAAAAGACGCCATTGATGAATCGGTGAAAACCGGAGATCAAACGCCAATTGAAAAAGCTATTGGCAGCGAAAACGCAGGGAAACCATCGAATGAAAAAATTGATGATCTTAAAACTCGTCCCGTTGGTGATCACACTTAGCGCGTGCATGTCGCCGTCGAGTGAAAAGAAGTACCGCCAGAAAATTCAGGCCGACATTTGGAACATTGAACCAAAAGACGGCTCAATTTATCGACGCGTGACCGACCCCAGCGACAAGCCGCGTGAAGAATATATTCTCTGCACCGATCCATCGGCCAAGAAATTTAAAGCGATTACCAACAACGACCTAAAAAAGTGGATCGATCAAGCAATCACTCACTGCGTTTGCTCGGAGTAATAAAGAATGAGCTGGCTTTTAAGATTGATTGCTTTTTTTGTGAAGAAGACGCCACCGCCTGAAGCGCCCGCGCCAATTAAACAAGAATTGCCTACAAATGAGACGCCGCCGGTTGAAAAGCCGTTTCCTCAAATCGATCTTCGGCAATCGATTGCTGACGACCTGGTTGACAGAATGTCGCTATGGATTGGTCAGCGCGAGACCCACGGCAAAAATCGCTCACCCTTAATCGATGCTTTAAATAATCGCACAGGCGCAAGGCTAGGTGATCCCTACTGTCAAACCGCGATTTGGTGCGTGGCCGACGACTTATGTCGTGCTCGCGGGTTTAAGAATCCTTTACCACGCACTGCAAGCTCGCAAAGCGCATGGCGACAAGCTCCCGCGAAGTACAGAAAAAACCTGACAGGCAAAAAAGGTGACTTCGCCTATCAACGCTTAAGAAATGATCACTCGCGCGGCCATGCAATGATGGTGGCTGTGGATAAAGTCCCTGGAGAAACCAAGTTTTTCACCCTTGAAGCTAACACCAATAAGGCTGGATCTCGTGATGGCGACGGATTTTGGGAGCAAACGCGCAGCACAGACGGAACACATGAAAAGATGTTTCTAGGTTTTGTGGATGTGCCGCAGTGGATAACAGATGTGAACATAAATTAACACGAAATACACAAATCGATTGAGTTCATCCATAAACTTATTTAATAAACCTCCTCGCCGCAATCGAGGAGATTATAAATGCTACTAGCATCGAGTTTACAAAAAAAACCCCTAGTTGCTTATGCTCCACTTGATCAACTTTTCGAGTTAATAACGAGCCTTCCCTGCCAAGAGTCATTTTTTAAGCTTTCAAAAGAATTACTAGGACAATCGCTTAAGCGAGCTTCCGACGACGAGCTTGAGGCCGCAGCAAACGATTTTGCGCTGAGCTTAGCCGCAGTGATGGCCGAGCAGCATTTACGAAAAGCGATTGATTTAAAAGCCGTGAAAATGCAGTTAGTGAGGTAAAAAACCACTTTTGCGGCTTTTTACCTCGCCGACTTCTTTTTCTTTGCATCGGTTTTTTGAGTATCAGAGCGAAACGCCTGCACAACTACCAACAAGCGCGAATAAACCTCTGTTGGTAATCCCACAACGGCGTCCAAAAACACCATGGGAATTCCGTCGAGCCTTTTCTCAAGGTCGCCTAATCGATTCGTTAATGCGTTTATGAGTTCCGAAGCAGATTGCGATTGAATCAACTCAAGGTTTGATTTTTTCTGCACTTCTCGCGCTGGCATTTCGGGATTCAACAACTCGTTTACACTCACGCCAAAAAACTCAGAAATTTTAATCAGCGTATCCAGTCGCGGGTTCCCCTCGCCGCTTAAAATAGCGTCGAGTGTCGGGCCGCCAATGCCGGTCGCTTGCGCGAGATTAAACTTGCGTATGCCCCTAGCCGCTAGCAGCGACATTAAATTCTCAGCAAGTACACTTTGAAAGTTCACTTTGCTCATATGCACCAAAATAGACCAAAGAAACCCTTGACGACTCAACACAAGTATAACTAGCTTATTCCAAGTTTACTTTAGTTTTGCGCTTTTGCTGTGCTCATAACTAACCAAAAACCTTGCTAAGAAAGGAGTTTTTGCCAGAAGCAAACTTGGATTAAAGAAAACTTAAACCAACAAACAACAGGAATTTAATTGTGGAAAATACAACGCAACCCAACACTCTAATGAGTCTTTCTGTCCTATCTTCAGAAATTCATAACGCCTTGATCAGTTCAGGGGGCGAAATGACCCCCGAACTAGAGCAAATGCTCTCGATTACTGAAGCAACATTGCCGATGAAAATCGATGGCTATGCCTTCGCACTTGATCGCCTGAAAATGGAATCAGCTTGGTGTGCTGAAAAAGTAGCACAGTGGTCAAAGCTCAAACACTCGCTCGACGCTTGCGCTGATCGCCTCAAAGACGGCCTCAAGTTTGCCATGAAAACAATGGAGACAACGGAGCTAGTCGGAAATGAATCGCGCTTTGTGCTGTCAGCTACGAAGCCGCGCCTAGTGATAGATGAAGCGATGATTTCTGAGCTTTATAAAGTGCAAGTGGTCTCGACAGTGATCGAGAAAGACAAGATTCGTGCGGATCTCGACATGGGTCTCACCGTTCCAGGCGCAACCTACGAAGAGTCATGCGCTCTCAGAGCTTACCCAGCCATTTCAGCTTCGGCAAAAAAGAAAAAAGCGGTGACTCCATGAAGCTCATGCATAGCGATGTGATTTTTAACCGAAAAATTGAACTCTACCACGGCACTGATAACGACATTCGCGGCGTATCTTTTCCAACGAAAAGAAAAGAAGCATTCGGCGTTCGTATCAACGGAGGCGCAATTCTTTGGCATCGCTGCCTTGTTCCGTCGCTGGTCTGGAAAGATGCCGTTAACAAAATAAAAAGCCTCAAGCAAAACGCCTGAGGCCCCAACAACAACAAAATTGCGCGAGGGGTTGCCGCCCTTCGCGAAACTCAAAGGAGAATCTAATGTCAAATCTAACAACAGTCAACGCCACCCCAGGCAGCAACACTCTGCAAACTAACGCCCGCCCGGCAATTATCGGCTGGCTACAAGATCCGACCAAGCGAGAGTTGTGCAAACGAACATTTTGTAAGGGCGCGACAGATGATGAATTCGAGATGTTTTTACTCACAAGCTCAAACTCTGGCCTTGATCCATTCAAGCGCCAAATTTTTGCTGTAAAACGCTGGGACTCAAGTCAAAAGCGCGAAGTTTTGCAGTCACAAACTTCGATTGATGGTTTTCGTTTAATCGCTGAACGCACGGGAAAGTATGCCGGACAAGTCGGCCCGTTTTGGTGTGGAAATGACGGGGCATGGAAGGAAGTTTGGCTTGATAAAGCTCCACCCGCTGCCGCGAAAGTCGGAGTGCTTCGTTCAGATTTCAAAGAAGCTCTTTGGTCTGTGGCTCGCTTTGATGCCTACGTGCAAACCACTCGCGAAGGTGCACCAAATTCGATGTGGAAAAAAATGGGCGATTTGATGCTGGCGAAATGCGCCGAGGCGTTAGCTTTACGAAAAGCATTCCCCGATGAAATGTCGGGTCTCTATACGCAAGAAGAAATGGCGCAAACCGAGCCGGAAGCAACACCCTTGCGCGAAGTGAAGCAAGTGAATCCGCTGAAAGAACTGCGTG